TTCAGTGGTAGTGGTAGCGATTTTCAAAAGGCACCGCCGAAGAAAACTCGTCAAGGACGCTCGGTAAACACTAAGTTGGCCGCTTCCTCTCGCAATGGTAAAAAGAAACCATATCGTGGACAAGGTAAATAAGAAAAGATACATTAATTCATAATGGCTGCTTTAATTTGTAACCTTCCCTCGGTTGAGGTATGGGTTCGTAAAGAATATCTCACCGATCACCAAAGTGGTCATGGTGAATTTGTAAAAGGCGTCTGGGTGTCGGCAAAGTCGATTCCTGGGCGTGCTTTTTATTTTGAGACATACTTACCAGAGTATGCTGCAATGTACGATAAACTGCCGATTAGTGCCTTTCTTTCAGAGCCTAAGACTCCTGATCCTGATATGGATCTACCTAACCTACAGTTTTGGAATTGTATGGACTATGGCGTAGTTGCCGTTCAGAAGCAGTTTATTGGTTCAATGGACTATGAACTCTATACAAGGGATTTCGGCATCCAGAAGGGCACCTACGTGTGTACTCTGGACAATTATCACCAGGATCCTGATGTCGTTGACTATGCAACAAGTGAAAATCCTGCAGAACACAAGTCATCAAACCTAATTGAACTAGATAATGGGCAGTATGCGCTCTATCCAAACAATAGAATTCGCATTTACGACAATAGTTTGACTCCTGTTAACCCTAAAATGCCTGATTTTAAGGTTTCGACTGAATATTATAGTGTTGAAAACGGTTATGAACGACTTGGCATGGGTCGTGAGGACGAATATTTCTGGAAAACTGCAAAAGAACGTGAAAATTCACCCGAAAAAGAGGAAAATGACTCCGAATAACGACTTTTTAGACAATTTAGGTAACGATCAGCACCAAAAAATGCTTCGTGAGATCGCAAATGATGACCTAACACCCAAAAAACACAATTTTAAGGTGCAAAAAGAGATTCATGAGAAGATTCGCAATGATGATGACTATGATGACTGGGATTATGGTACAGAGCCTACAGTATTAACCGAATTTTAGTGAATAAATAACTCATAATTGCTAGATTCTAGTGCCTTTAGAAAGGGTAAGTCAGTCATTTAAAGATGTAAGTATGAGTTTTAAGGTTAATCCCTTAAACAATGATCTTGTTGCGCTTAAAAATGCAAATGCGATTGCCCGTTCTGTCCGTAATATCATTTTAACGTCACCTGGAGAGAAGTTTTTTAATCCAGACTTCGGTTCTAATGTCTCAAAACTACTTTTTGAGAATCTTGATGAAGTAACCGCTCTTGCAATTCGTGATGAAATCGAAACTGCAATCAATAATTATGAACCTAGAGTTTCATTGATTGATGTTGAGGTCACTCCTGACTTCGATGGCAACTCTCTTGATGCAAAAATCAAATATCGTATTGTTGGAGCGGATATTCCACCACAGCAGCTAGAGTTTGTATTATTACCGACAAGATAAATGCCTCTTTTAAATTTTTCAAATCTGGATTTTGACCAGATTAAAACCACTCTTATTGATTATCTAAGGTCTAATTCAGATTTTACTGATTATGACTTTGAGGGATCTAATCTGTCAACGATTATCGACGTATTAGCATATAACACCTACATTACCTCTTATAATGCCAATATGGTATCTAATGAGGTATTCATCGATAGCGCCACCTTGAGGGAGAACGTCGTGGCGCTGGCAAGGAATATAGGGTACGTACCAAGATCTAAGAAAGCATCTAGAGCTTCGATTAATTTCTTTGTAGATGTATCAAATATCAGTCCTGCACCAGCAACAGTTGTATTAAAGAAGGGGCCTGTAGCGAGCACAGGTGGACAATTCAATCAACAATCATTCGTCTTTGGAATTACCGCAGATAAGACTGTTAGTGTTGTTGATGGTATTGCTTCTTTTGACGAATTGGAGATTTACGAAGGAACAGTAGTCTCTCAAACGTTTACATCAAATAGTAGAGACAAAGATCAAAGATTTATTCTTTCAAATAATGGAATTGACCTTGATACTCTGATGGTCAGTGTCAAACCAACAGAAACATCTTCAGTAAGTCTCAAATATTCACGTCAAGACAATCTTTTTGATTCAGGAACAGGTTCTGCGATCAACGGAAACTCAAGAATCTATTATATTCAGGAAATTGAAGATGAGCAGTATGAAATAATCTTTGGTGATGGTGTTTTTGGTAAAAAACTCGAAGATGGTAATGTTGTAGAAGTTTCTTACGTTAGAACTTCAGGAGAATCTGCTAATGGAGTCAGTAGTTTTGCTTTTAGTGGTAGATTAGCATATACAAAGGGAAGCACTGAATATAATATTACTAGCGGGATATCTTTAATTGGTTCTACACTGCCATCAAGTGGCGGAGAACCGATTGAGAGCGTAGATTCTGTTAAAAAGTACGCACCGCAGATTTATGCTACTCAAAATAGAGCACTGACTGCTAATGATTATGAAATTTTGATTCCAAACAAAATTTATCCTGAGGCTGAGTCTATTTCGGTCTATGGTGGAGAAGATTTGATTCCACCACAATACGGAAAAGTCTTTATTAGTATAAAACCAAGAAATGGTGACTTTATTCCCAATTCTATCAAAGAAAATATAAAAAGAGATCTTAGAAAATACTCCGTTGCTGGAATTGTACCAGAAATTCTGGATCTCAAGTATCTTTACGTCGAAACCAACAGTAAAGTATACTATAACACAAATTTAGCACCAAATGCGAGTTTTGTTGCTTCTAAAATTCAAGATAATATCACAAAGTACTCCGAATCATCTGAATTAAATAGATATGGCGCAAGATTTAAATATAGTCAATTTTTGAAGACCATTGACCAAAGTCATGCATCAGTAACATCCAATATCACAACCCTTCAAATCAGAAGAGACTTGAGGTTGGCACTCGATACCTTTGCTGAATATGCAATTGACTTTGGAAACCCATTCTTTGTTGAATCCATGAATGGTTACAACATAAAATCCTCTTCTTTTAAGGTGATAGATATTACAGAAGATGTTTATCTTAGTGATCTACCCAATTCAGATAAAAAGACAGGAACAATCAATTTATTCTCTCTTGCAACCCCTGATTCAGTAACACCTATTCTAAGAAGGAGAAATGTTGGTAGTGTTAATTATGAAACAGGTCGTATTACACTAAATCCAATCAGAATCACTTCTGGAAAGACTAAAGACAGTCAACAGGTCTTAGAAATATCAGCAACTCCTATATCAAATGATATTATCGGTCTTCAAGATCTTTATTTGCAACTTGATACGAGTTCTGTTGAAATGATTGTTGATCAAATTAGTTCTGGTTCAGATCCATCAGGTTCAAATTACACCGTCAGCCCCAGTTATACCAACGGAAGCATAGTAAGATAAAAACAAAATGACAGAAAAAAGAGTACAACTTAGTCAAGTCGTTAAGAGCCAATTACCCTCTTATGTAAAAGAGGATTTTCCTTTAATTGGTGAGTTTTTATCTCAATACTACTCTGGTCAAGAATATCAGGGTGGGCCACTTGATTTGATTCAAAATATTGATTCTTACATCAAATTAATCTCAAACGGCAACGTTGTAAAATCAACAACCCTTACATATAACCTTGATGCGTTTAGAGACGGAAATATTTACGTTCAGAACACTGACGGATTTCCTGATACGAATGGTTTGATCAAAATTGAAGATGAAATTATTTTATATGAAAGCAAAACAAGTATTACATTTGAAAATTGCGTTAGAGGTTTTAGTGGAGTAACTTCTTTTGGAAATGGTGATGATTCAGAGAATTTAGTTTTTTCTGCAACAGAGTCTGATATCCATGAGGTAGGAACTACTGTAGAGAACTTAAATATTTTATTTTTAGAAGAATTTCTTAAAAAAACTAAAGTTCAACTTTTAAGTGGTCTTGAAGAGAAAGATTTATACTCCGAACTCGATCAAGTTCAATTTATAAGGAATTCTAAGGATTTTTATTCATCTAGAGGAACTGATGAGTCCTTTAAAATCCTATTTAAAGCATTATATGGCGAAAATGCAGAAATAATTCGTCCTATCGACTATGTTATTAGTCCATCAGACGCTAATTTTAGAAAGAGTAGAGATTTAATTGTTGAACCACTTCTTGGTGACCCAACTGAACTGCTAAACAGAACTTTATTTCAAGATGCCTTTGAAAATATTGAAAAAGCCTATGCTCCAGTCTCTCACGTTGAAGAAATAGTTTCTGGAATCGCCACAGATTCAAAATATTATAGAATTAGCATTGATGGTTCTTTAAATCAAAATGATGGATCTACTGAACTCCTTTATGGTAATTTTTCCTCACATGCGAAAACATACATTATAGGAGATGTTGGAATTGGGCAATCATATTTGGATGTTGATTCCACAGTTGGATTTCCAAAATCTGGAACTTTAACGTTTAATTATAAAAACGGAACAACAGGAATTTGTACATATTCGGAAAAAACTAATACTCAATTTTTAGGAATTAATACCACTGGCATAACTAATAATATTTCTGATGGATCTTTCATAGATCAAAACACTTATGCATACGCATTTGATGATGATGTTGTAGATGGTATTCGTATAAAAATTAGATCTGTTTTAAATGATATAAAAATACCCCCTCAAACTTACTATCAGAAAAAAGGATCTAAGGTAAAAATTAAATCTTTAGGAAAAGTTGCAAAAGATATTAAATCTAATAATTGGATTTTCAATACAGCTCAATATTATGATGTAAAATCTCTAAAATTAGTTGATTCTACCAATAATACATATAGACTTGAGACAAAAGACCCTCACATTTTAAGAATAGGGGACAAGTTAAATTTAACCAACGTACTTGCAACTACTTTAGCAAATGATTTTGTAGTTACTGATGTTTTCAGTGAAACTGCTTGTATTTTTAGAGGAACTGGAATCAGTGATCCTAATGATATTAAAAAAGTAACTAAAAAAATTACTAAAATTGATTCTGATATTCACCCAGATTTAAATATCATAACAGCTAATGTTCAAAATGTATATTTAAAACCAGATCTTGGTACGGTTAATGGAAAAACTTATTATGGCCCATCTCATGAGCATCCAGAAACTGGTGTTAGGATGGTTGGTGCAAAACATACTTCAACCCCACATGATATAATCATCGATGATCCAAATTCATCTAAAGTTTTAGTATCTTCAACATCACTCCCATCAAACGCTGATGTTAAATTAAATCCAAACATTGAGCAATATGAATTTAGTGGTGAATTTGTATCTAACAGCGAAGAAATAAAAATTACAACTGGTGTTGATCATAATTTTTATACTGGTGATGCTGTTTACTATGAACCAGAAAAAGGAATAGTTAAAACAACTAACTCTGGAGGTGATATAGTCGAACAAAGTTATGTTATAAGTGAATTATTTTCTGAGGGAATTTATTTCGTAAAAAGAATAGATGCAAACACAGTAAAATTAGCAAAAAGTAGATCTAATATCTACAATAACATTTTTGTTAAAGTTGTTGGTGGTGGATTAGATACTATAACTGTCACTAAAAATAAAATTCAAAAACTTGAGTATTACAACGAAAAGATAAAAGCGCAAAAAATACTTAGAGAAATTAAACATCCAGAAACTGATGGAAAGGTTCATGCAACTCAGTCTGGATATACTGGAATTTTAGTTAATGGCGTAGAAGTTTTAAATTATAAATCTGATGATTATTGCTACTATGGTTCTATAGAATCCATTCAAGTTACTAATGGTGGTGAAGATTATGATGTAATCAATCCACCAGTTTTAGGAATAACAGATTCTGTTGGATCTGCGGCTACAGGATTTTGTCACGTAGAGGGAAGTGTAAAAGAAATAAAAGTTTTTGATAAAGGGTTTGACTACTTAGATACGCCAATAGTTAAAATCAGTGGTGGTAATGGTAGTGGAGCAACTGCAGAAGCGAAATTAACAACTATTCCTCATGAAGTTTCTTTTGATGCTTCTGGAATAGGATCAGCAAGGATTGGAGTCGATACATCTACGATCGGATTCACCACATCTCATAAGTTTAGAACAGGTGAGAGAGTTGTATACAAGACCTTCGGTAAGAAAGCATTGGTTGGTCTAGCCTCTGATTCATCATACTATGTGAACGTAAAGGATAATTATACCATTACACTTCACAAAAACGTTGATGATGCTTCCGTTGGATTGAGCACTATCACGTTTACTGATTTTGGTGAAGGTATTCAGTCTTTAAATTCTTACAACGGTAAGTCTGTTATAAAAACTATTGTTGTAACAAATCCTGGATCTGGATATGAGAATAAAAAGACAACATGTGTTGCATCTGGAATTGATACTTCTTTAAATATTGTTAATATTAAAGATCATGGTTATGAAAGTGGAGAAATTGTAAAGTATACCGTGGATGGAACGGTTGTGGGTGGATTGACAAATTCTTCAGAGTACTATGTTACTAAGTTGAACAATGATCAATTTAAATTATCTGCTGTTGGAGTTGGGACAACCCAATCCACTTTCTTCTATAACACAAAACAATATCAGAGTTTTAATTCTAGTGGCGTAGGAACTCATATTTTCAATTATCAGGATATTGTTGTTACCATAGATGGTAGAATTGGAATATCCTCTATTGAGGGAAAAACTTTTGACGCTGTTCTTAAACCAATAATTAGAGGATCGGTAAAATCCATACACTTATCTAACACTGGTGTAGGTTACGGTTCCTCTGATATATTGAATTTTGAAAGAAATCCATTAATTGATTTGAATAGTGGTAGAGGAGCTGTAATATCTCCAATTGTCCTTAATGGAAGAATAGTAGATGTTGTTGTTAGTGCTGGTGGATCAGACTATAATTCGACACCAGAGATAAAAATTATTGGAATTGGCACTGGTGCTGAAGTTGTTGCTGAAACTAATTCTGTTGGCACAATCATATCAGCTAAGGTTACTAAATCTGGAATTGGATATGGTTCTTCAACAACGTCTCTTGAGGTAATCAAATCTGGAAAATTTGCAAACTTTAAAACAAATATTCAATCTTGGAGAGTTAACTCATTTAGAAAAAATCTTGCAAATGTAAACTCAGATGATGTTACTATATCTACCCCAACAAACAAAGATTTAGGACTTCAGTGTTCTTATACTTACGCACCAAGAGAACTTAGAAAAATCTTATATGCGTCAAGTTCAGACGGCAAAATTCTGTTTGGTAAAAAGGATTTAACCATATCAAACAACACTGAAGCAAATATCGATGCACACTCGCCAATTATTGGATGGGCTTATGATGGTCACCCAATTTATGGTCCTTTTGGATATGCAGAAGCATCAGGTGGTTCTATTACTCAATTAAAATCTGGATATACATTAAATTTAAGAACAGGAAGACCTCCTACAAGTGAGTTCCCACCCGAATTCTTTATTGAAGATTTTCTTTTCTTAGATTATGATGATGAGTCTTATCTTGATAAAAATAATGGAAGATTTTGCGTAACTCCAGAGTATCCAAACGGAACTTATGCATATTTTGCAACTCTCGAATCTGTTCCATCATCTGATGGCGTATTTAAGAATTTTAAAAAACCAGTATTCCCATACTTAATTGGGGAAAACTTTAATTCAAAGCCAAACCCATTCAACACTCAAAAACAGTCGAATCAAGATGAAATTGATTTAAATAAAACTACTTGGATTAGAAATACTTATCCATATTCTATTTCTAATAAAAATAGCGGATATGTTTATACAAAGACTTCTTATAAAGATATAGATCAAGATTCTGTAATCAATTTTGTCAAGAAAGGTTCTGTTGACTCTTTAGGAATTTTGACAGGTGGTCAAAATTATAGAGTTAATGATAAAGTTGTTTTTGACAAAGAAATTGATAGTAGTTTTGTTGCCAATGCAAGAGTAACGAAGGTCGTTGGCCCTGGAATTTCAACAATAAGTGTAGTAACAACTAATTTAAGGAATGTTGAATTTTATGCTGCTAGTGGAGACTCTTTCTTAGGCATAAGCACGGTTTCCCATAATCTTGATAATAATGATATTGTTCAGATAACAGGAATAACTACAAGTTCTTCTCTTCTTGACACGTCTATCAAGGTTGGTGTCAGCACAACTAAGTTATCACTTTCAAAAGCAGTTGATAATGTTGCTACTACCGGAATAGTAACTTATTTCTCTGTTGTTGGTAGTTTAAATATCAAAGAAAACGACATTTTCAAAGTTGGTGATGAAAATGTTCGTATTCTTAATGTTGATAGAGCCTCTTCTAGATTAAGAGTTTTAAGGCAAGAAAATTCTACAACTGGAACTTCACATACAGCTACGACTGTCATAGAAGATCTGCCTAGAAAACTTTTCTTCTCTGCTGTTGGAGTTAACACTGCTTTTACCAACAAAATCAACACAGAGTATTATTTTAATCCTGCAGAGGCAGTTGGTCTTGCTCAAAGTGGAAGTACGGGAGTGGGAATCGGTACAACTTTAGGAATTACGAATCCAGGAGCTGGTGCAACTCAAATATTTGTTCCTACTCAAGCAATATATTTGCCAAATCATAGATTAGAAACTGGAGATGTAGTAACTTATCAAACTAATACTGGATCTTCAATTGGTATCGCAACTCATCCTGTTGTTGGTAATGGAGTAACAAATCCTAATACTAATTTATTGTCCCAGCACTCAGAGTTGTTTGTTGCTAATTTAGGTGTTGATTTTGTTGGACTATCGACGGTTAAAGTTGGTCTCAGCACTCTTGGAAAGTTTGTTGGTTCTGCTTCTTCAACGTCCCATCAAGGCCTTGTATTCTTCCTTGGAATTGGAACTGGTGTCTATCATAGTCTAAAAACCGTTTATCCTAGAGTCATAAGAGGAACTGTTGAGAAAAATTCAGTAACTGTTTCTGCGGCAAGCACTCATGGTTTGACTAATGGTGACATTGTTTCCATTAATGTAGATCTTAAAAATGCGGTAACTAAGAGTCTAATTTATAATAAGGCAAACAGAAAAGCAATTTCCACAGGATTGGCCTTTACTACTGGTGGTATTACCACTAGCGTTGCAACCGGGAGTGCTGAAATACCAAATTCTATTTCTATATCCGATCATGGTCTTGTAACTGGTCAAAAAGTAATACACATTTCTGATAATCCTGCTGAAGGATTAGAATCGGATAAAGAGTATTTTGCGTATGTGGTTGACAAAGATACTATTAGATTGACTTTAGATAAATTCCAAACTACTAAGTCTCTTCCAAATTTTGTCGGAATTATATCAGCATCTAACGGAGAAATTTTCCCAGTCAACCCTCCAATCAAACTCTATAAAAATTCTATCGTTAATTTTGATTTGTCAGACTCTACATTGTCTTACAGTCAGAATGCAACTAGTTACGCTGCATTTGATTTAAAATTCTACTACGACAGTAATTTTGAACAGGAATATGTGAGCGCAGGATCTGTTAATGATGATAATAAATTTGATGTATCAAAAACTGGAACCATCGGAGTTACATCTGATGCGAAAGTTACCTTAAGATTAAAACAAAATACGCCTAGTATTCTCTACTATAAGTTAGACCCCATTCTGGATCTTAATAATCCAGTTGTAAATAGAGAGATTGTTGTAGATAATAATTTAGAAAATGATTCTACACTGTTAATACAAAATAGTGTTTACAATGGAGACCATAGTGCGATTGTAATCTCAGAAAATACTTTTAAATATGATGTCAACTCTGTTCCAGAAGCATCTTCATATACTTCTGCAACTGCTGCCATGTCGTTTGATACTAAGTCAACTACTGCATATGGCTCAATTGCTGAGGTTAAGTTAACAGACAAGGGTGCTGGTTATACTGAGGTTCCTGGAATCACAACTATTAGAACAAGTTTAGGATCTGGTGCAATACTTGAACCAGGAAGCACGACAATCGGAAAAGTTGAAAAACTGACGGTGAAAAATATTGGATTTGATTATCCATCTGATCTAACTCTGAGACCCACAGCAAACTTCCCACAAACTCTTAAGATTGATCCTTTGACTGGATTTGAATCTATTGGAGTTACATCTTTCGGAAGAGGATATAACACTGCACCAAGTTTAGTTGTTGTTGATGGTAGAACTAAGAAAACAATTCCCGGAGTTAAACTTCAGTTTGTTCTTGGTCAAGATACCGTTGATATTTTAGAAAACACTAACTCTTTGTCTAATACTGAACCTACCATCATTCCTGTTGGAAACCCAAATGGCATTAGAGCTAAGAATTTTGTTTATAATTCTTCAACCCAAGAGGTGACAGTAACCCTTAAGGATGCGTTTAGTACAAACGATACCTTCCCACTTGAGGTTGGTGATAAAGTTTTAGTTGAGGGAACTAGTGTTGGTGTTGGTTCCACCGGACTCGGATTTAATTCAGAAAATTATGATTATGCAAGATTTGAAATTACTGAGGTATTTCAAAATTTAAGCTCAGTTGGTGTTGTAACCTTTAGTTTGTCTGACTATTTAAATGGAGGAGAAGGAGAACCTGGTGTTTTTGATGCTGCTAATTCCACTGGAATTTTGGTCAGAGAAAGAGATTTCCCACAGTTTGCATCCACACTTAAAACAAATGTTTTCCAGAAAGGTGAAGATGTAACAAATGATGGTGGCGATATTGCTGAGGTCTTTGAATGGGATATTGACAGCAAATATTTGGTCATAGAAAGTTCTGATGATTTTGAAGTTGGTGAAACAGTTACTTCATTGCAAACTGGCAGTAAAGGAATAGTCAAAGAAAAAGTTTCTTTTGAAACTAGTTACGATCTAGATTATTTCTCTATTGTAGATAATGGTTGGGAATATGAAAAAGGATTCTTGAATAAGGAATCTCAAAGAATTCATGATAATGAATATTATCAAAGTTTTTCATATTCGATTAAATCAAAAGTTGAATTTGACGACTGGAAAGATGTAGTATCTACAATTAACCATGCAGCTGGATTTAGAAAATATGGAAATCTACAGATTGAATCTGCATTACCAACAGAATCTTCAACAACATTAAAACCCATTGCAGATCAAGAGGTAACTAGAGTTATTGATCTTATTGGATCAGAAAGTTTGAATTGTGTAGATAACTTTGATCTTGTCTCTGAGAATTTCTTAACAGGTAGTTCTAGAAATTATTCTGATGAAATTAATTTTGCCAGCAGACTTTTAACTGATTTTGCAGAATCAGTTGGTAATAGAGTTCTGACAATTGATGATTTCAGTGATACGTTTAATAACAATGCGAGAAGCACTCCATATTCTGAAGTCTTTAGACAGAGATTAACTGACGGTAGATCACAAAGGTTTATCGCCTATGTTCAAGATCGAACTTTTACTGGAGAAAGACAGATTTCCATAGTTAATGGTCTTCATGATAGTGGTAGAGGATTCTCTATGATTAATCAATATGGTGATATTAACACTGTATTGGACTTAGGTAATTTTGATTACGTCGTAGAAGGCACAGAGTCTGTTCTCAGATATTATCCAAATAAATTTACACTTAATGACTATAATGTTGTTCTTTTCTCTTATAACACTGATGCAAATACATTAGGGCTTGGAACTGAATCTGTTTCTATCGGAAGCACAGTTATTGGAGAATCTGATGGATTTACTGGTGGTTTGGTAAGCATTGCATCTTCTGCAGTTGAAATTGCTGGAGGGGCCACTGCTGACATTGTTACTTTAGCAGGAATTGGAACCACTACAACAGGAGCGAGATCTGCGAAAGTCCTTGTCACTGTTCAAACAGATGACGGTAGTGTTGAATATGATGAGGTGACTTTAATTCATGATGGGACTGATGTTCAATTAATGGAATATGGTCAGTTAACAATTCACTCTTTAGATGCATTCTCAAGTCAAGGGAATATTGGAACATTTGGTGCGTCTGTTGCTAGTGACTCTACACTCACTCTAAATTATACTCCAGATGCAGGTATAACCACTGCAAGTGTTAACACGATAACTGTTGGATTATCATCTGAAGATTATACTGGTATTGGCACGTATGAATTGTCATTTAGTTCAATTGAAGCCAAATCTACCTCTATTGCATCTACAACAATGCCAGTTGCAGTTGGTGTTGCAAGTTATTCTGATCACTATGATGCTGCATATTGTTTCGTACAAGTGTCTGATACGACTAATGGAAGATATGAGGTATCAGAGGTAATTATTATTGATGACTATAATGATGAATCTCCAGAAACCGTTAATGTTGTGGAATATGGAAATACTCAGATTGGATCTGGTGCTTTTGTAGGACTTGGTACAATCAGCGCAAGAAGATCTGGTGATGGATTAAATTACACTGAGGTAACTTTCACACCAGATGCTGGTGCTGATATTGAAGTTAAAACATATATGAATGCACTAAGACCTGAGGAGAATACTTCAGTAACTCCTGGTGGTAGATCAGAGGGCGGAGAAGCTCAAATTACATTTGGAGAAAATGCTACTATTGAAAATGGATTAGGAATATATGTAGGAACTCAAAATTCAATTAAGAGAGACTTTAATCTACAACACAACTCCTTAGATATCTTTAAAAGAAATATTGATGGTTCTTCTACAGATATTGTTGATCTGTCGGAAAACACTCTCACAATTCCAAATCACTTCTTTGTCACTGGTGAAGAATTAGTATATGCTCCCTCTACTGGACTTGGAACCCATGCAATCGGTATTGCAAGAACAACATTCGTTGGTGTTGGATCTACAACTCAATTACCATCATCTGTGTTTGTAATTAAACAAAGTGACAATAAAATTAAATTAGCAAGATCTGCGGAAGATGCTCTCAAGAAAATCGCAGTTCCTCTAGATTTCACTAGCGTTGGTGTTGGAACTTCACATAGTTTCACAGCAAAGAATCAAAATCAGAAGGTTCTTATCTCGATTGATAATGTTATTCAATCTCCAGTCGCTGGAACTTCAGTAACTACTACTCTTGCTGATGATGCTATCATTACAACAGATCTTATAAAATTCTCTGGAATAACTTCATTCTTTGGAGCTGATTATATCCGAGTTGGAGCTGCAGATACTGGCGAAATCATGAAGATCATGGGTGTTGGTATCGGAAGCACTAATGCAGTTAGAGTTCAAAGAGGGTGGATGGGAACCAATATTGTTGGACACTCAACTGGCGCACTGATTACCAAAATTAGAGGCAACTATAATATTGTTGATAATAAACTCAATTTTATTGAGGCACCAAACGGTAAAAATCCGATTGGAACTGCAACTAATCCACCAAATGAAAGAGATTTCACTGGTATAACAACATCAGCAAGTTTCAATGGAAGAGTCTTTATGAGATCAGGTGTAGTTGGAGGTTCTGAAGAAACTTATGCTGATAATTATCTCTACGATGATATTTCGCAACAATTTACTGGTCAACTCAGAGATTTCAAACTAACTGTAGATAACGGGACTAACGTAACAGGTGTGGCAACAAATAATGCTATATTATTAATCAACAGTATATTCCAAGAACCAGCAGCTAATGGTGATTATACCCTCTCAGAAGGTAGTGGTATTTCATCTGTAAGATTTACTGGAACTGCAAGTTCTGTTACTTACGATGTTAATAATGCGAACATTCCTGTGGGTGGTGTTATTATTTCTGTTGGTTCTTCTGCAGGATTTGGTTATCAACCACTTGTGTCTGCAGGAGGAACGGCTGTTGTTTCCGCTGCGGGTACAATTACATCAATTTCAATTGGAAATACTGGTTCTGGATATAGAAGTGGAATTCAAACAGTGAATGTTGGTGTCGGCACATCTTCAACTGGAACAGCGAATATTGAATTTATAGGAACTGCTGCGATAAGTGGCGGTCATATCGTTAGTGTCGCAATCACAAATCCTGGTGCTGGTTACACGACTACGAATCCACCATACGTGGTCTTTGATGCACCTCTAAATTATGATAATATTCCACTCTCATATTCTTCAGATTCTCCAGGAACTGGTGGAGAGCAAGCAAGGATTGACGTTGTAGTTGGTCAAGGATCTAGTATAATTGAATTTAATCTATCGAATCTTGGGTTTGGTTATGGAGTTAATCAAATATTAACTCTTCCAATTGGAGGGACAACTGGTATTCCGACAACATCTTCTTCCGATTTTGAAGAATTTAAATTAACCATTCAAGAGACCGATGGTGATATATTCACAGCATGGTCTATTGGACAACTTCAAGTTCTTGATGATTTCTCTAACCTCTTTAATGGGGTTAGAAAAACATTCCCAATTACTTTGAATGGTAATGCATTCTCTATTCAATCACTGCCCGGATCTCTGGTAAAAGTTCAAGATACCCTACTTATTTTTGTTAATGATATTTTACAAGTTCCAGGCGAAGCATATTTCTTTGAAGGTGGTAGTAATATAACCTTTGAAGAAGCTCCTAAATCTGAAGATTTATTTAAAATTATATTCTACAGAGGAACTGGCGGTGCTGATGTTATTGACAGAGAAGTTATTGAAACTGTTAAAGTTGGCGATGATTTAACAATTGGATATGATCGTGATCTCAAACAGACTCCTTTCGATCTTAATCAAACTAGGTTCTTAGAGGAAGATACTCGTACAGTCAGTGAAGTTACCTCTACAAGTTCTGTTGATACTAATCCATATGATGGACGTGGTTTGAGTTCTAATACCAGAATGACTAGACCAGTTAAATGGTGTAGACAAATCGAAGATAGAATTGTTGGTGGTAAGGAAATTAGTAAGAATAGAGAACTCTATAATGCTAATATTTTCCCAACAGCATATCTCCTTAAGTCTGTCGGTATTGGTTCAACAATCGTTAATGTTGACAATGTAAGACCATTCTTTAATGCTAAAAATGAAAACAAAGTCAATACCGACTTCCAAAAAGATATTGTAATTATTGACAAGTCGGAGAAAGTTTCGGCAGCAGCAACCGCAGTTGTAGGAGTTGGAACTACAGTTACCTCTATTGTTATTTCTGAGGGTGGTAAAGGTTACACTAGTGCTCCTCTCGTTTCTATTCAAAATCCAGTTGGATTGGGAACAACACAAAGAGCAACAGCTACCGCAACAATTTCTGGCGGAACGGTAACTTCTATTTCTGTTGACACTGGTGGAGTTGGATATGCACAAACAACACATCCTCTTGTTCTTATTGGACCTCCAACATTCTTGACAGAAACAAATACAATTGATTCTTATTCTGGAGACTTTGGTATTATTACTGGTATTGGAACAACATCACTTGCAGGAGTTGCTGTAACAGGTCTTGTACTTGATCTCGTTATTCCTGTTGATTCATTCCTAAGAAATGCTGATATTACTCAACCATCCGCCATCACTGCTAGCGGAATTGGTACAGGTGATCTCTTTACTATCAGAAATTCAAATGTTGGTCATGGTGTAACGTCTTTAGATGATAGTAACGGAGTTGTTGGTATTGGTACATCATTTATTGATGGTGTCTTTAGAGCTGCTCATGTTACCACTGGTGTTTCAACAGATACTCCAGGATTTGGTTCAACTACAGTGACTCAGGTTGTTGTGAGTGTAAATAGTTTGAATGGACTAACTGGTTTAGCGGCAAGTAGTTTCTATGGCGAATATAGCTGGGGTAAACTGATACTTACCGATAGAAACAAAGATCAAGAATATACAGTGAATACTTCAAATGGTATCACTGGTATTGAGACTGGACCTGTTGTCAATAGAACAAAATCCTTAAAAGTTAAAAGTTACTCTACGTAATTCCTACTAAATAAAGAAAAATCTACTAAAATGGCTGCAATTATAACTGATCAGATCAGAATATTGAATGCAAAGAATTTTGTAGCGGGTGTGACGACATCTGATAATTCTTATTATGCGTTTGTCGGATTACCCAATCCTACAAGTATTCAGTCAGATTGGGATGATGATCCCCCTGGGCCAACTGATAATTTTAGTTCATTGAACGATGTTTGGGACACAACCATCGCAATGAAGAAGATAACGAACGAAGATGTAAAACAAGTAGTAAGAAAAATCAATTGGTCTTCTGGGACAACATATGATTACTATAGACATGACTATAGTGTTACTAATGTTCCATCAAATGCTAGTGGAACTGCTTTATATTCCGCAAATTACTTCATTGTCAATAGCGACTATCGAGTTTATATCTGCTTGGATAATGGAGAGAATCCAGAAAATCCAGATGGTAGACCATCTCTTGATGAGCCAACTTTTACTGACTTAGAACCAAGAGCTGCTGGAACTAGTGGAGATGGATATATTTGGAAATATCTTTATACGATTAAACCATCGGAACTGATCAAGTTTGATTCTACAGACTATATGCCAGTTCCTCTAGATTGGGAAACTAGCACTGAAAATGCTGCTGTCAGAGATAATGCTATTGATGGTAGTATTAAAACAGTCATCATCAAGAACAGGGGAGTTGGATTAGGAACTGCGAATAGAACTTATACTAGAGTGCCAATTAAAGGTGATGGAAGTGGTGCCGAATGTACTGTTGTAATTAATAATGATCAACAAGTTGATAGTGTAACCGTTTCAAATCAAGGTAAAGATTATAGTTTTGGGAACGTAGATTTAGTCGCTGGTGGTGTCCCAACTGGAACTACAATTCCATCTCTTGATGTTATTATTTCACCTCCAGGTGGCCACGGAAAAGATATCTATAGAGAACTTGGTGCATCAAATGCACTTCTCTATGCCAGAATTGAAAATGATGATGAAAATCCAGATTTTATCACTGGCAATCAAATTGCAAGAATTGGAATTGTTAAAAATCCAAAGGCATATAATTCAACTTCCACTCTCACATTGTCAAAAGCAAGTGCTGTTTATGCAATTAGATTAACTGGCGCTGGATATAGCTCGGCAACATTTACTGCAGACTCTTTAATTGAACAAACAGTTGGAACTGGGGTAACAGCAGTTGGAAAGGTTATTAATTATGACCAAGTTACTGGTGTTTTAAAGTATTGGCAAGATAGAACTCTGGCAGGATTTAATACTGTAGGAACTGCACAAACTAATCCAGTATATGGATATAATTTGACACGTTTTTCTTCTACTGTAACTGGAAATGGAAGTATTGAAATTGTTGGAACTACCTCTGGATTGAATATTGCAACTACTTTCAGCGGTCTGTCAACCACTCTAAATAATAGAACATATTACCTTGGTCAATCATTTACGAATGGTTTGTCAAATCCAGAGGTTGAAAAATATTCTGGAGATATAATTTACGTTGACAACCGTCCCGCTATTACCAGGTCTTCTAATCAAAAGGAAGATATTAAAGTCATACTGCAGTTCTAATAAACCATGGCCCAACAAACCAACCTCAATGTATCTCCATATTTTGACGATTTTGATTCGTCAAATGATTATTACAAGGTTCTTTTTAAGCCAGGTTATCCTGTTCAAGCGAGGGAGTTAACTGGTTTACAGTCCATACTTCAAAACCAGATTGAAAAGTTTGGCACCCACATGTTTAAGGAGGGTGCTAAAGTTATTCCTGGAAACACAACCTTTGATACTGGATACTATGCCCTTGAGTTGAATGACACTCATTTGGGAGTTCCAATCGAAGCATATCTTTCTCAGTTGATCGGGAAAAAAATAATTGGTCTTAGTTCTGGGGTTACTGCAGAGGTTGTAAACTTTATAACTGCAGATGAGAGTGAAAGAGGAAATCCTACGGTATATGTTTCATATCTATCAACGGGTGTTGATAATGTTCAGACTGTATTTTCTGATGGAGAACTTTTAGCATCAGATTCTGATATAGTTTCTGGTCCTGAAAATAATATCTTTATACCTGCAGGAGAATCGATTGCATCTGCAGTTTCTGAAAATGCAACTTCTGTTGGATGTGCATTCTCAGTAGATAATGGTGTTTATTTTATAAGAGGCACCTTTGCAAACGTAAATGCTCAAACGTTAATCTTAAGTCAATATTCAAACACACCTTCATTAAGAATTGGTTTTAGAGTTTTAGAAGAAACTGTAAACTCCGATGAGGATGAATCTTTAACTGATAACTCAAAGGGTTTTAATAATTATGCAGCTCCTGGAGCAGACAGACTAAAAATTACCTGCTCATTATTTGCAAAAGATTTAGACGATTTAAACGATGCAAATTTTGTTGAGTTAGTAAAGGTACAAGATGGTGTTCTAAAAACTGATTATAATAGAAATACATCACAATACAATTTAATTGGTGATGAACTTGCAAAAAGAACATTTGCAGAATCTGGAGACTATACTGTAGTTCCTTTTGATGTTAATACAGTAGAGGCTTTAAACAACGGTATTGGAAATGGTGGTATCTATGAGGAAGGTCAGAGAACTCCTGATGGATCTGTAGTAAGTGATGACATCGGTTTATACTCTATTTCACCTGGTAGAGCATTTGTAAAAGGATATGATGTAGAAACTATTTCTGACACCCTGGTAGAATTTCCAAAACCAAGGTCTACTGCCAAGTTAACTAATCAGGCAGTAAACTACAATACTGGTGTAACCGTTCGTGTTAATGGTGTTCATGGATCTCCTCAGATTGGTGTAGGCAATACTTATATTGTAAGTTTGAGAGATCGAAGAGTTGACTCTTCAAGAGATACAGCTGATGGGCAAGAAATTGGTCTTGCAAGAATATATGACTTTGCTCTTGAGTCTGGATCATATGATGCTCAAAACGGAAATGTCAATCAATGGGATTTGTCTCTTTTTGATGTTCAGTTCCAAACAAATATTACTCTTAACGAGTCAACTACACTTTCTGTTCCAACATTTGTAAAAGGAAAATATAGTGGAGCGACTGCTTTCTTAAGAAGTGATGTTTCTAATAGCACATCCATATCTGTATATGAAAAAACTGGAGACTTCTTGGTAAACGAACCATTTATTTTCAATGGTATTGAAAATTCAAGAGTTGCTGTTGCAGTAACATCACACGGAATGTCTGATGTAAAATCTGTTTATGGTGGTCCTCAAGTATCTGTAGGTCCAGGTGCTACTGGTATTGGTCAAACTTTTAATGCCGATACAATTCAAAAAGTTGTTGTCGAAATTGGTCCTGCTAGAATTGCTGGAAGAGATGCAACAACAGGTATTAGCTCGGTTACCAGCACAAATCCAAACTTCCCAGGTATTTTAAAAATTAATAGTCTGGTTCAATTCACTAATACTGCCGGAGCTGCCTCTACAACGACCACGGCAAGGGTTGTTAGTGTCGGATCGTCTAGTATTGATATAACTGGCGTTACCACGCTTCCAGGAACTGCTGATGGTACTATCCCTGCTGTAGGGGCAGGTAATCTTCAAAACGTTAATGACTTTAAAATTGTTGCAACTCCATTAGCAGATTCTCGAAATAATAGATTATACACTGAGATGCCTAAGAGAAACATCTCTGATGTTGATCTTTCAGATGCTCAACTGATCATTAGAAAATCGTTTGATGTTATCATCACTACAGATGATCAACTCAATTCTGCTGTCACAACTGGAGATAATGAAACCTTTTTAGCATTTGATGAGGAAAGATATTCTCTTGTCAGAAATGATGGAACAATTGAAGTTCTTACATCTGATAAGATGGCATTTACCAGTGGCAATACCGTTCTTCAGATTAATAATATTGGAACCGATTTGTCTGCCAATATGGAGGCAAAATTAATCACTACGATTAAGAAACTGAAACCAAAAGCAAAAATTAAGAGAAAGAATAGAGTAAACACTGTTATTATTAATTCATCTAAGTTAAACGGATCTGGTATTGGTGCTACAACTTTAAATGATGGATTATCTTTTGGAACCTTCCCATTTGGAACCAGGGTACAAGATGAAAAGATTTCAATCAACAGCGGAGACGTTCTTGATGTATTGGGTATCTTTGAATCTTTTGACACCTCTGATCCAACAGCACCAAGAATGACATTAACGTCTATTTCTTCTGTTGCTGGAAAAACGTCTGATTTAATCATTGGAGAGAGAATTACTGGAACGGATTCTGGTGCAGTTGCAATAGTTGCTGAGAGAGAAACTGATACTAGAATCACTATTCTCTATCAGACTGATGATGTCTTTAGAGAGGGAGAATCTGTTAAATTCGCAGAATCAAACTTACAAGCAGTTATCACCACATTAGATGATCCAAGCAAAGATGTATCTGCAAATTATACTTTTAATACTGGTCAAAAGGCAACGTTCTATGGCCATGGATTCATAACAAGAAAACCAAATGTAAAAGAACCAAGCAAGAGATTAAAAATCTACTTTGAAAGTGGTTATTATGAATCATCTGATGATGGTGATATCACCACTAAAAATTCATATGATACTTTTGATTATGGTAGAGATATTCAAACCATTAATGGCAATAGAAACACTGATATTATTGATATTAGACCTAAGGTTTCAAATTATACCACTGCAGAATCAACTAGATCACCTCTGGAATTCTTAGGTAGAAGTTTTACTACATCAGGAAACTCAGCCACAAATATTTTAGCATCTGACGAATCCATTGTTACAAATTATTCTTTCTATGGTGGAAGAATTGATAGATTATATGTTGATCAGGGTGGTGGATTTAGACTTGTAACCGGCCTTCCAGCAGAAGATCCAGAGAAACCAGACCCAATCAATAATGCTCTTGAAATTGCAACTATTGAGTTACCACCATATCTCTATAGAATAGAGGATGCCTCAATATCTTTCTTAGATCATAAGAGATTTACCATGAGAGATATTGGTAAACTTGAAGATAGAATTAGGAATCTTGAGTATTACACGTCTCTCTCAATGCTTGAGACTGAGACTGCTAATTTGTTTATTCCCGATAATGCTGGTCTCAATAGATTCAAATCAGGATTCTTTGTAGATAATTTTACGTCTTTCCAAACTCAGGAAGATGATATTAAAATCAAAAACAGTATTGACCAAACAAATAAAGAATGTAGAGCAACCCACTACACAAATGCTGTTGATTTAGTTCCTGGTCCGGTTGAAACACCGCCTCCAGTGGGAGTAAGATTTGCTCAACCTGAAGGAACTAATATTAGAAGAACTGGTGATATCATTACTCTTAATTATGAAGAAATTGAATATGAAAAACAACCATTCGCAACCAGAACTGAATTTGTAACTCCATTCTTATTAAGTTTCTGGAGAGCAAATATCAAACTTACCCCAGCATCAGACACTTGGACTGACACTGCTAGACTCCAAGCAAAAGTTATTGATGTTGAAGGTAACTATGCTCAGGCTGTACAAACAGCGACAAGAGAGTTTGGCGGGTTTGATCCACAAACAGGATTAACACCAATTCTTTGGAATTCGTGGCAGACAAGATGGACTGGAACTGATTCTGTTACTAGAAGAAGAACCAGAACAGAGGTTACTGGTAGAACCAATTTCCAAACAAGAACTGGCGAAGGAGGTGGAACCAGAGTAAGAGATTTTGAGACAACAACAAACACAACATTCCAAGATACTTTTATTGATAATTTTAGAACTGGATTTGACTTTAGAAATGGTAGAAGACAACTTATTACTCCACAACTAGACACCTCTAGTCTTGGCGATAGAACCATCAGCAGAGATGTCATCTCGTTCATGCGTTCTAGAAATATTGAATTTGTTGGAAGAGGATTTAAACCACTTACACAAGTTTATCCTTTCTTTGACAATAGAAGTGTTGCTAAATTTGTTGTTCCCAAACTTCTTGAGATTGAAATGGTTTCTGGTACTTTCCAAGTGGGAGAAACTGTTGAAGGGACCGTTGGAAATTCTAGATTAATTACATTTAGAACTGCACAAGCAAATCATAAAGAAGGTCCACACAACGCACCAACAAGAACATATGCAAGTAATCCATATACTTCTACTATTGGTGCAGCTTCTGGTGAATCTGAAAGTGGTGAATTTGAGTTATTTGATGGTGGAAATGCTGTAAACTTACCAGCAAATTATTCGTCTACAAGTAGTATTATCAATGTTGATACTCTTTCTTTGGCAGAGCAACCATCTGGAGATTTCTTCGGATATGTTGAAACAGGAATGGTTTTGAGAGGTAGAACCTCTGGAGCTCAGGCAAAGATTGTTAATAAGAGGCTTGTAAGTGATTTAAGTTCTGATGTTATTGGAAGTTTCTTTATTCCAAATCCAAATCGTAATACAAATCCTAAATTTGCTACTGGAACAAAGACGTTTACCTTAACTGATAGTTCAACTAATAATACCGACACTGCTCAAACGCTTGCATCAGAAAATTATGTAGCAAGTGGAACTCTCGAAACAGTCCAAGAGACTATTGTTTCTGTAAGAAATGCTAGAGTTGAAGTTGTTGCTGAAAGAGAACAGGTAAATCGTAGAGAATTTACTGGAACAGATGATGCGGGCACTGTTGTCACCGATGTTACAACCACAACAACTGAAACTGGAAGTAGATTTATTCCACCACCACCTCCACCACGTCGTAGAAGAAGACGTAGACGTAGAAGAAGAGGATGGGATCCAATCGCACAATCCTTCTTAGTGTTTGGAGATACGGGAGTATTCCTTACAAGTGTGGACATTTACTTCTCAGATAAGGATCCTAATGATATTCCTGTTATTTTCCAACTTAGAACGATGGAAAATGGAATACCAACTCAGAAGATCTTACCTTTCTCTGAAGTAACTGTAACCCCTGCACAAATCACCACATCAACTGATGGTAGTGTGGCTACTAGGATTACATTTGATGCTCCAGTCTACGTTGAGGAGCAAACTGAATATGCAATGTGCTTAGTTTCAGCATCTACTAAGTACAAGGTCTTCATCTCCAGAGTTGGTGAGAATGATTTACTGAGTGATGAGTTTGTTTCTACTCAACCATTCCTTGGTTCATTCTTCAAGTCGCAAAATGCTTCTACATGGGAACCAAGTCAGTGGGAGGATCTCAAGTTTGTCCTCAACAGAGCAAGATTTGATTCTTCTGGCACCATGGAACTTTATAGTCCTATTCTTGCAGAAGGAAACGGACAAGTTCCAACACTGATGCCTGATCCAATCAATATTAGTTCTAAGAGAATTAGAGTTGGATTGAATACAGGGCTTCTGTTTACTGGTAACCAATTAGAACTTGGAAACACTGTTTTTCAGGCTGGTTCCTCTAATGCAACTGGTAATTTTGTTGGTAGTGCCGGATCTGCAACAGGAGACCTGAGTGTTGTCAATCAAGGTATTGGACTTACACCAACTAGCGGAAGTCTTGGTTACATTGGCGTTGCTCTGAGCAGTATCACTGGAACTGGTGCTGATCTCACTGCAAACATTCACGTTGCAAATGGTGTTGCTGTTGCGGCAACTGTTAATGCTGGTGGATCTGGTTATACAGTTGGCGATGTTCTCACTCTTCCAAATGGAATTGGCAATCTTAATACGGGTTTGAATGCACAATTCTCCGTTGTATCTCTTGGTTCAACTAATCAGTTGATTCTTGATAACGTTCAGGGAGACTTTTTAACTGGTGTTGGTAACACTGTCATGTTTACCAATAGCGTTGGAGTTGGAACAACTCTAAACGGAACTGGTGCAAATGTATTGATTTCTTCTGTTGATACTGTAACTGATGGTCATCACATTGTGGTTGATCATAAGAATCATGGTATGCACCATGAACAAAATAGAGTTATTATTTCCGATGTTCTCTCTGACATTAAACCAACAAAACTCTCTGTAGCATATAATTCTAGTTCTACGGCTGATATCTCAGTATCCGACGAATCGGAATTTGGAACATTTGAAAATGTTGGTGTTGGAACAACCAATGCTGGTTATCTGTTGATTGGTGATGAGATTATTTCTTACACAGAAACTTCAGGTAATACAATTGGTGGAATAACAAGACAAGTTGATAGCACACTGTCTAGAGATTATCCTGCTGGAACGTTGGTTTATAAGTATGAGTTGGGTGGCGTTTCTCTAAGAAGAATAAACACCACTCATGAACTGGATAATGTCACTGTGTCTAATCCTTTGACTCTTGATTCTTATAATGTAAAAGTTGACATGGGTATCAATGGTGTTGGTAGATCAACTGGGGAAAGTTTCCCAATTCTCCACTTCAACCAGACAAAATCAACTGGTGGCTCTAACGTCAAGGCCACACAAAACATGCCTTTTGAGATCATCACTCCTCAGATTCAAAACCTGACTTTACCAGGAACCTCTCTGAGTGCTGAAATGACAACTATTTCTGGAACTAGCATCAATGATGGTTCTGGAACTGGAACTGATTTGCCATTCATTGTTCAGGAAACTGAGGGAATTGCTTTAAATAATAGCAACTATCTCAACTCTCCAAGAATTATTGCATCTCGTGTAAATGAGAATAATAATTCAACTATTGATGCTCTCCCAGGCAACAGATCACTTAGAATTAGTCTCAACTTGAGCACTGATGACGATGCTCTGTCTCCTGTTATTGATTCTCAAAGAATGAGTGCTATTCTCACTTCTAACAGAGTTAATGCGCCAATCTCTAACTATCTCACTGATAATAGAGTAAATAGTTTGAATGATGATCCAACAGCATGTCAGTATATTTCTAAAGAAAATACTTTAGAAAATCCAGCGACTTCAATCAAGGTTATCGTCGATTCTCACATTAACGACTATGCTGACATTAGAGTCTTCTATGCAATCAGCGAAAGTTCTAACTTTGAACCAGTGTTTGTTCCTTTCCCAGGTTATGACAACTTAAATGAAAGGGGAGAAATTATTGCTCTTGATAAGAGTAGTGGTAAATCAGATACATATAACACAGTTTCTGATGTCTCTGGTTTTGAATCACAAGATCTTGAGTTCAGAGAATATACTTTCACTGCTAATGATCTTCCATCATTCAAATCATTCAGAGTTAAAATTCTGCTGACAAGTTCTAATCAAACTTATCCACCTAGAATGAGAGACCTGAGAGTGATCACCACTGCATAATATGAAACATAAAGTTGAGGGCCAAACCCACCTAGTTAGAGATTCAAAAACAAACTGCATCATCAATACTAGCAAGTCACAATATAATGAATATATTTCCCGACGTAACACTCAGGGTGAAGAGAAACAAAAGATACAACAACTTGAAAGTGATCTTGCTAGTATGAAGGATGACTTAGATGAAATCAAACTACTTTTAAGGAGTTTAGCAAATGGATCCTGATACTATTGAACTCAAAAATCTATCAAAAAGTTTTGCATATCAGAAACTTGCATCCGAGATAGATAATTGTGATGATCGTGAAGAACTTAGAAATGTCGCCAAATCTTTCATCAAGTTATATTATAAACAGCAAGAAACTATGGCAGTAATAGGTATCCCAGATGGCAACTAAGAAGATAACTTTTGATCCTGACGCTAGTTCGTCACCAGAAGCAAATTTTAATATTCTTGGTGGAGCAAACTTTGAGGGAAACTTTGAAGTTGTAGGAACTAATAATTCAGCATTTGATTTAAGCGGATATTCTGGATCTGCTGCTATGTCTAAGAGTGTAGCTATAGGTGCTACTCTTGGAATAACAACAGCATTTACAGTTGGATTTACAAGTGCAACTGATGGTAAATTAAAAATATCATTAAGTTCTGGAGTGACGAGATCTTTGAATGAAGGTAGATATGTATATGATGTTTTGATTGTAAGTTCAGCATCAACCACGTATTCCCTTGTCAGAGGGAACGTTTTAGTCATACCTCCGGTAGCAGCAGCTCCCTAAATAGACTTAGGAAACTTGTGAATAAATGGCACAACCAGCAAGTAGAACAGACCTCATTAATTACTGCAAAAGGCAACTGGGTGCTCCAGTTCTAGAGATTAATGTTGCAGATGAGCAGATCGAAGATCTGGTAGATGATGCTATTCAGTATTTTCATGAGAGACATTTTGATGGTGTAATTCAAACATTTTTACACTACAAAATTACAGAAGATGATATAAACAGAGGAAAAGGCCCTGGGACATCGGGAGTTACTGGAATAACGACAACTACAGTCTCTCATACTGTAGGAGAAACGACCTCTTTTTCTTTTACAGAAAATGGCAACTATCTTCAAATTCCACCAGCAGTCATTGGTGTAAATAAGATTTTTAGATTTGATGGATCTAACACTACAACAAATAACATGTTTAGTGTTAAGTATCAGTTATTCTTGAACGACATTTATGGTTTAGGATCTACAGAAATCTTAAGTTATGCAATGACCAAGAGATATTTGGAAGATCTTGATTTTGCATTAAACACGGAGAAACAAATTAGATTTAATCAAAGGCAAGATAGACTTTACTTAGATATTGATT